GTTTGAAGGGGTGCAAATTGTTGTTGTGCCGCTTCTGCTTGAGTCAACCCTGCATTAGACAAAGCCATAAACCTGTCTTGTTGTGTTTTGGCTTCAGGGCTTAGTGTGTATCCTGCGCTCGTCAATTGACCTGTTTTTGGATCAAAACCAAACTGTGAAGTACCAAAGCGAGTAGTCATGCCAACAGGTCTGAAAGCCGCAGAGGCCTTAGCCGCAGCAGTTTCAGCATCAATCATTGCTTGCGCTCTTTGAGCCGCTTCACGAGATGTTTGTTGTTGGAGAAGACCTGCACCCGTTGTCAAACCAGTATTAAGAATATTCCCAAGGTTTGTCCCACCACCAAATAGACTATTTACTGCGGTTGTTACACCTGCTTTAACAAGTGGTGTTGTAATTGATGCTGGAAGACCACCTGTAGGAGTAGCACCTGCAGGAGTAACACCAGTTGGAGGTAAGCCTGTAGAAGGTGTTGTTATTGTAGGAATTGCAGTTGTTGGGAAAAGTGCCGCATCTGCCGCTAGTTTAGCCGCCACAGATTCAGCAGTAATTGGTGCGCTTGTTAATAAACCGCTACCACCAGTTAAAGAGCCTATTGTTGGAACAGTTGCACCAGTAGCTTGAGCCGCAGCTAAAGTTTCAGCACCAGCAGTACCACCCGCACCACCCAATGCAAGATCAAGTTGAGCAAGTTGAGCCGTTGTTAGCAAACCAGGCCCTACACTAGCTGCCGCAAACTCTGCCGCTGACAAACCTAAACTAGCCGCTTCTGCTGCCGTTAGACCTAATCCTGCGGCTTCTGCGGCTGTTAAACCTGCTGCGGCTGATCCTCCTAAACCACCTAACAAACCTGCTGCATCTAAACCAAAGTAAGCACCACCAAGAATCAATGCAGGTTTTACCCAACTAGGCACATCAGAACTTGATGCTCCAGTAGTGTAGAAAAGAGGCTTTCCTTGTGCATCAAACTCAACTCGATAACCTGTGTTTCCTTTACCATCAAACGTGCCACCAAAGGCATTTCCAGTTTGACGTTCACCATAGGTAACAGGTACTTCTTGACCTGTTAATTTATTACCATAAGTAGTTACTGTTTGTGTTTCACCAGTTTCATATACGTTGCCATTCTCATCTGTAGTTGTAACTGGAATTTCTTTGGTGATCTGACCAAACTGGTTAATGTCTGTTGCACCTGTGCTTACAATAATTTTAGCCATGTCAGCAGCGTTAGCTCGTGCTGAACCTTTACCCTCACCTGACCACTTATCTAAAGTGCCTTGACCAAGAATTTGCTCTGTGACATAACGAGTAGCAACTTCTTCTACAGGCAATCCAACAGCTTGAGCCACTTGAGCGGGAGAAACATTAGCCTCTTGCATTGCTGCAACAATCTGAGCATCTGTCAGATTAGGTGTTTTTAGAAACTCTAAGATTTGTTCGTTAGTTACCGATGGAGGAATTGCAGTTGTTGCCGCTAAATTAGGAGCTAAAACAGCTTTTTGTTCTGGAGGAGCAGATGCCAAAACACTTTGGACAGACTGCATGAATGATGCTTGTTCAGCAAGGTCAACAGAATTTCCAAATGCACTCTTCCAGAAAGCTAACCCTTCAGCATCAGGCTGACGACCTAAAATCTGGGTATAAAGTTGTTCTACAGTTGTAGCCATGATTGCTCCTTATTATGCTATTCCAATTGGCTCAACCCAATCAGGATTATGAGGCCAAGTGATAGTCGATCTTGCATCAGAAACAGTCGATGGAAAGTCTCTTAGTGTCTGGCGATATGTTGCCCACTCAGCCTTCTTAGGAATGGTGCAATCAGCAATCTGAGTCCAATCACAAGCAAGCAATAAAGCATTGCGTGTGGCTCTCAGTTGAGACATTGCAGAATCCTTGGCTGCTTGGATTTCTTCAGCACTCATGTCAGCCACTTGGACAACAGAAACAAACTCACCATCGTCATAGGCAGAGCATGAAACCAACTTCTGAGTCAGTCTGTCATGTGCTTTAAAGGCATTGACCTTCTTGGCATTGTTGGCAGTTAAGAATTCATCACTTGGGCCACTTGAGGGAAATGATGTATTGCTAAACAGTTCACGATAATCGCCTACTGTAATGGGGCTAGTTAAGATTGCAATTTGCATGATGTTCCTTAATATGGGCCTGTATCTGAGAAAGCAGCAGTTGGTGCTGTGAAGTTTGCTGTGTATCGGGCATAGCCTTTGGTGATGCGGAGGTCATCTATGTAGCCCTTAAAATTTCTATCGCCAACATTTCCTGAGCCAATAATTACACCGCCTATCGGGGAATATGAATTGTTATTAGTAGAGTTTGACCCTACTTGAGTGCCGTTTACAAATGCTCTTGCTGTACCACTACTGCGAGTATATGCAATGTGATACCAAACACCCGCAGTTGGTGTAAATGATGAGAATGTGCTATCCCATGCTGTGTCTACTCGACCAATTCTTAATGTTCCTTCTAAATAGGAAAAGTCAAAACCAGCAGTGCCTACGCTACCAAGAAAACCACCATCTGCTACAGTGGCAGTCCAATATGCCCAACATTCAACAGTAAAGTCGCCCGTTCCAAATGCAAGGTTTGGAATATTTGCGCCTCTTAAATAATCCCCTGTACCATCAAACGATAAAGACCCTGTTCCATACTTCTTAACACTTGTAGAAATCTGTGCGTTACCCACAGTTTCTAAGTCGTTCATCATGGCGTTGTCAAAGATTGCGCCATTGGTAAAGTTAGTCAGCAAAGATGTGCCACTTATAGCTGTCAATGGTGCAGTTGGAGGCGTAAACGCAGATGTATAAACCGCAGTGCCTTTAACTACACGCAGATTGCTGACATAGCCTTGGAAAGGATACGAGCCAGCAGTAAAGTAGTCGCCCACCCTAATTCTGTCGTTGTTTGTCAAATTTGTTGATAAGGTTGATGTGCCTTGGCTTGTTCCATTTACCCAAAGAGTCAAAGTCGTTCCACTACGAACAATTGCCACATGATGCCATTGTGCAATTGCAAAAGATGAAGACGATGTTATTTGTACAGAGCCTGTTATTACTTCAAACTTACCTGATGTAACAACACCATAAGCAATGGAAGGATTGTTTTCTTGACCAGATGACCGAGGCTCGTAAATGATTGTTCCATTAGAACGAGACAAGTACACCCAAAGTTCAGATGTAAAGTCTCCTGTACCAAATGCAAACGCAGAACTAGTTGGTGTATCAAGGTAGTCCCCACTACCATCAAAGTACCCTGACCCACCAATCACGCTTGTAGAGTAGACGGTAGAAGTACCAAATGGGTTGAAGCGTTGGACGCTTGTGTTTCCATTTACTGTGAGTGTTTTAGGGCTTGCACTATCATCAATAAATCTGTTGTCAGCGCAAGTCAAAAGAGTTGTGCCAGATATTGCTGTCAGAGGTGTGGTGCTTGGCGTAAACGCAGTTGTATAAACTGCCGTATTCGTTACACGCAAATTGCTGATGTAACCATTAAAATAACCATCAAGTGCAGAACGGCTTGCAATATAAGTTGTTGTTTGAAGAATTGATGTTGAATTTGTTGTTGTTGCAGCAGATGCACCATTGACCCACATGGTCATGTTGTTGCTACCATCCCTTGTAATTGCAAGATGATGCCAAGTGTTTAAAGCGTATGTGCTAGTCGATGTTAAAACAGTACCCAACCCTATATTTACTGTAAATTTATCAGTTGTGTCATCCCACAAAAGTTGCAAACTTCCTGCATTGCCTGATGTGAATTGAGAGAAAAGAAGTTGGTATCCTGCTGTGCTTGTTGGGTACAAAAACATTTCAACAGTAAATGCACCAGTAGCAGGAACGCTTGCTGAACAAGTTAAATAGTCACCATTACCATCAAAGAAGTTAGACCAGTTAGACCCATAAGGTGAGAAAGAGCCTTGGGTTACATTGCCGTTTCGGGTAATGGTGAAGTTGTTTGTACTGCTGTCTAAGAATGTATTGTTCTGTGCGCCATTAGTCCCATCGCCATGCAAGAGCATAGTGACGTAGTTAAACTGACCATCTGGTGCTGCCCCAGAGACTGAATCTGTTTTAGATGCTGCAAACATTTATCAGTCCTTATGGTGTGTAGTTCTGACCAACATTGACACCATACCAGTTTGTGCCATCAGCAAAGAAAGAATAAATATCTTGTCTGCTTGCAGTAGCTGTGATTGTTGGGTTTGTACCGCCAGGCCATTTAACTGTTGACCAAGTGACTGTGCGTGAGCCTGTTCCATCTTGCTTTAAAAACATGATGAAAGACTTACCACTTGTTGCCGTAGGCATTGTGATTGTGGCGTTGCCTGTCAAGGTAATAATTTGGACTGTGCCGTTGGTCAAAGCAATGGTGATGGCAGTAGAACTGTTAGCCGTGAATGGAGTCTCTACATAGTTGGTGACTGTTGGGTTTGTCAGAGTTGGTGATGTACCAAATACTAAAGAACCCGATCCAGTTTCATCTGTTACAGCAGAAGCTAAATTGGCACTTGATGGAGTTGCCAAGAACGTGGCTACACCAGTTCCAAGACCTGAGACACCAGTTGAAATTGGCAAACCAGTTGCATTGGTTAAAGTCCCACTTGTTGGAGTTCCTAAAGCCCCACCATTGACTACTGGCGCTCCTGATGAGCCAACATTAACTGCCAATGCAGTTGCAACACCAGTTCCCAATCCTGATACACCAGTAGATATTGGAAGACCTGTCGCATTAGTTAGTGTTCCTGAAGATGGAGTCCCCAATGCACCGCCAGGAGCTACATAGTCTGTACCTGCAGTAGCGGCAGATAATGCCGTTCCATCGCCCTTAAGAACACCTGTTATAGATGTTGATAAAGTAATAGCAGGAGTTGTTGTTGCATTGGCTACTGTTCCTGCAAAACCATTAGCAGATACAACAGATGTACTTGTTACTGTTCCTGATCCACCACCAGTAGATGCAATAGTAATACCACCTGCGCTATTGGTTACAGTAATACCAGAACCTGCTGTCAAAGTAGCTTTGGTTAGTGTATTTCCTGTTGAATTACCAATTAGTAATTGACCATCTGTGTAACTTGTCTGTCCTGTTCCACCATTCGCAACAGGAAGTGTTCCTGTTACACCTGTTGACAAAGGAAGACCTGTAGCGTTTGTCAGAGTGCCGCTAGAAGGTGTGCCTAAAACAGGTGTCACCAATGTAGGAGAGTTAGCAAAAACTAAAGCACCTGTGCCTGTCTCATCAGAAACCGCAGAAGCAAGATTTGCTGAACTAGGAGTCGCTAGAAAGGTTGCTACACCCGTTCCTAGACCCGAAACACCTGTGCTGATAGGCAAGCCAGTAGCATTGGTCAAAGTGCCGCTAGAGGGCGTTCCAAGAGCAGGAGTCACTAAAGTTGGGCTATTGGCAAACACCAAAGCACCTGATCCTGTTTCGTCTGTAACGGCAGATGCCAAGTTAGCAGATGATGGCGTACCCAAGAATGTAGCTACACCAGTACCCAAACCACTTACACCAGTAGAGATGGGCAATCCTGTGGCGTTTGTCAAAGTACCAGAAGCAGGAGTTCCCAAGGCGGGAGTCACCAAAGTAGGACTGTTTGACAGAACAACAGAGCCTGTTCCTGTAGAAGAAGTTACACCAGTACCACCATTGGCTACCGCTAGAGTTCCTGTAATGTCAGAAGTAGAAAGACTTACTGCATCCCAAGAAGCATTAGTTCCATCGGTCTGAAGGTACTTGTTAGCATTGCTTGTTTGGCTTGGCAAAAGGTTATTCAGGGCAGCAGTAGCCGTAGAAGCACCTGTACCGCCATCAGCAACCGCTAAATCGGTAATACCAGTAATTGAACCACCAGTAATGTTTGCAGAAGCATTGTCTGTTTTAGTCGCAACAGCAGTCTGAATATTGTTAAATTCAGTATCAATCTCAGTACCTTTAACAATCTTTAGAGGATTGCCAGGTGATAGATTGTCTTTAGATGCAAAGTTGGTTGTTTTGGTGTAATTTGACATGGTTTACCTCTTACCCTATTTTGCCATCTTTGGCTTGAATTTCAATCTTTTGTAGAGAAAACGATGTTCCATTTATCGTTGTCTCATATCCTGTTTGGACAATCTTTCCAGCACCTGAAGCATTCGCTGTTAACGTCTTAATTGGCACACCACTTGTGTATTCAGCAATGTTGTATTCAGCAGTTCCATACTCATAACTTGTCTGTGAAGGAATATAGATATTCTCTGCACGATAAGCACCAGAATAATCAAAACCCCAATTGATAGTTAAAAACTGATTAGACCCACCGATAACAATGGCAGTAATGTTTTTCAGGATGGAAATCTGATTAGGGTTTCCTAAGTCAGCATTGTTTGTGTAGTACGCAAATCGGTACGTTAGTGTGTCATCAAGATAAGTTCCATACTTACCAATATACCCATTCTTGCCAATGTACAAGTCCCCATTACGCAAAGAACGCAAGGATGTTGGTGCGATAGAGTCCCACTTTGTGACCCTAGAAGCACCATCTTGCAAAGATTGCTTAGTATCGAAGCAGTAAACTTGGAAAGATGCAGGTAAAACAAGCAGATAAAAGGCTTCTTTTTCTGAGTAAACAGACTTCAAATTAGCCAATGTTTCGCTTGCCAAAGAGGAATTTAGGTCAAAACGAACATTCTTAGACAAGTCTCTTAGGGGTGCAGACTTCTCTTGGATTGTCCTCATCAGTGAACGAACACCTGAGTCTGACAAGAAAATCACATCAGAACCAACGCTTTGAATCGTATCTCTAGCAATACATCCAATAGAGCCAATTGTGTCGCTCAGAACCAAGGATGCGGGTGTAGAAGCACCAGAATAGACAAGAATCTGTCGTTTACCAAAGATAAACAAGAAATCATTGTGAGCTGCCAAGCCCAT